CGGAAAGCGACAGCAACCTTAGATGGCTTGATTCTACAGGACCTACAAATCCTATCAAGAGAATAGCCGATCTATTTCCACCAAACTCAATGGACGATTGCAAAAGCAGCTCAAGTATTGATTCGGATAGCGAACCAGACAGTCCAGAGGATTTGCCCGACCTGCCGATACCTGCTGATGAATACCGAGAAGGATTGGAAAGCGTTCTGACATCACATTTGGCACCGCAGGTTCCTGTGGGGATAACTCAATGGAAATACCCATCTGTTTTGCCTGTAATACCAGAAGGAGTGGATGAACCAATCCCTCGTGAGGGAGTTAATCAGAGTGATTTGAGTGCAAAATTGGAAGGTGAAATCACCACCATGATGCACACTACCACGTCAACTCCTTCAGCCTGGTGGGACGACAGGTACTCTCATTCAGCTGGCCTGCGAGTAAATTTGGTGCCAGCATGGCCTCTACGAAGCGCTCCGAGGGATTATCCTGAAGAGGATTGTTTACCGGTTGCCTTGGCTAAACTGTTGACCGTTCTTCACAGGAAAACAATTGAACCAGCAGCAGTTTGGATGGCTTTGTGCACCATAATGCCTCTGGCTGACGAGGCTAACATAGATGTCGGCTTGACGTACAAGTCACTTGACGTGTTAGCAGTGCATTTCAACTTGCTAGTAGTTGTCCATGAAGATCGAAGGGCAGCTAGGGAAGCCGGTGTGAGAGTTGGAAAACCCTATCACATCGACCTGCGTAATAACCATTGGGAGATCGATATTGCTAGTGTGATGCCAATCCGTGTGTCGTACAGACCAACCTATGAAAGCAGATCATCAAAGGCTGGTGCCAGTGCCATTCGAGAAGTCTCGAAACTGGCGCTAGTACGATGGAAGCCGTTCACACCTTCTCCAGCGCGTGCTGAAAAGTTCTTAAGATGTCTGAGAACTCGATCAGTAGGTACGCTAATGGATAACCCTGTGAATAGGGACGAATTGGAGGGCTGGGACAGGTTCCTAACAGCGATGTTGAAATCCAACAAGATGAGGGATAGGCAAATTGAGATAGCTGTTATCATTGGAGATCCCGGTTGCTCAAAATCTAAGCCACTAGCCGACAAGCTGAGACAAGCATTCTTGCATCATATAGGGGCCTTTCAGGTGGCTATAGCTAATAAGGTACTCAGGGAAGACTGGGCGACAAAAATTGGTATGACCGAAAAGACAAAGAACGGTCGTCCTAGTCCGAAGGCAATGTGTCTCACACTAGAGCTTGCCTTAGCAACCACAGCATCAGCCTCTCTTCTTGTTATGGATGAAAACAAATACCCACCAGGATATTTAGAACTTATGTGTTTGCTGAAGCCAGCAATCACTAATGTAATATTCTGTGGGGACATCTTCCAAGGAGCTTGGCACGAGCCAGAAGGGGATTGTCCCCTGAACGGAGATAAATCTACTCTAGAGATGTTGCGACCGCATTGTGACTTCTTTGTGTGGGGCAGTATGAGATTCGGATCAGCTCTAGGCACTTTGTTTTGCACACCAACCAAATATGAACACATAGGCGGTGGTTTGAGGTTTACTGATGCACAAGTTACTGACTGGCAAGACCTACGACGAGTGTATCCCGAAAGCAAATTTACCGATGATATGCTCAAGGATTGGTTCTCCAACCACACACTGCTAGAAGCTAGCAAGGCGGCGGTGTCAGCGAACGATATGCTCAACCTCATGGATTCACAAACAATGTCATCCTCGCAAGGGCTGACGGTCAAGCTGTCTATTGTCAACATAAGCATGACTGTCGTCAACCTAATTGGCAAAGAGATTCTTTGGGTTGCACTGACTCGAGCCCCTCGATGCGTTATATACGTCACGGCTAATGTGGAGGGAACTAACTCTACTAGGGCAAACATGAAGGGACCTTTGGGTAGATTACTCGGCTACAAGGATTCCGTGGGACTGCATAGGCATGTAGAGCCCGACCCTACAAATGTCATAGACTTTCGAAAGGCCATGGGAGGCATGCCAGACGGTATGAGGATCATACTAGCATTCCCACCCAATGAGTGCAGAAACTGGGATCAAGTCAAGCATCATTACCAGATTTCGGGTTACGTTGATGGTTCAGAAATAGTAGAAATAGGTGGAGCCAAGTTCTACAAGCAATTGGACATAGTGGCAGGCGAGGCCGCCCATCCTATGGTCAAATTGCGAGCATTGGGCTATCGTACCTTAGTAGATGAACCTGTCAGCGTGGCTGAAGCTGAAGTAGCGCCAGTGAGTGTACCGACAAGCAACATCAGAGCATTACAAGCTGATTATCTAGAAGACGTGACCAGCAAAATACGTGAGAGGTTCTCCCGTGAACTGTGGTCTGACCGTTACGGATATTCACACCAAGCTCCCGATGAGTACATGTGGCGAATGGATGCTGACGCAGTAATCGAGGGCATGGCTCCAAAAGGTTATTGGTTAGGTGATAAACAAAGAAGGGCTATGCGACGTTTAATGCAGGAGAAGTCTCCTGAAGCCAACCCTCTAATGTTTAAGCCCTTAGCCGTAAATCTAGGGTTGTTGCAGAGCTCTAAGGATCAAACGAGTTTCGCTAGCATGGTGAAGGAAAGAGTTAGAAGATCCACACTTATTCTGAACGAACTTGAAGTCAAGAACGAACGGGAATACGGTTTGAATCTCTGGGCGTCTCTTAAAACCTTCTTACTGTGGGGCGAAAAGGTACCCTTTAACGCAGATGAGTTCGAAGCTTGCACTGCTGAGTTTGAAGCCAGACGGCAGTCTAGGTCGCAAGCACTGCAAAAGGCATCTCTGCCCAGATCCGAGCCTGACTATGGTTATGTGCTAACTGCTAAAACTCAACTAAAGCTGAAATCGGATGAGATAAAAGACGCGTCACCCCTGCAAAGTATTATGATAGCGAATGACGAGTACCTCTACAAATTCGGTGGAATGGGGGTTTACCTACTCAGAAAGCTATTGCAACACGTACCGGAATCAGTATACCTGCATGCTGGAAAGTCTTACGCAGACATGATGTCTTGGACGTACAACTACGCCAGCAACGTTGACGGTTACTGGGAGAGTGATCTAACTCTTCAGGATATGTCAATGACCGGAGCGTATGTTACGTTGCTGGAGTGCATGATGCGGCATTTCGAGATACCTGAGCTTTTGGTGGAGGGATATAGCAAGTACAAGAAAACGCTAATCCTCAACAAAGTACTAACCGGTATAATGACATTCTCGGGCGAGATACTCACTTGGATCAAGAACACATTTGGGAACATGGCCAGGGTCAGTCTGAAGTACGATTTGCGTCCTGGAGAACCATCCAAATGGTCCGGTGATGACAGTCTAGTGTATCGGGACCTAGCCATAAAACCCACCTACAAAATTTGGCAATCGGTCGATCGCGCCGTAGAGAAAGTGGGCTTTTACTCTGAAAGAGGCTCATTCTGCTCTTTCATTGAATGCAAAGGCAAGGTCTTCAA